TGGGATGAGTATTGGAACCCTGAAGAAATAGAAAGAATGCTTATGGACTAGGGACTGTTTACGAACAAATGATAAAAGGAAATAGCTGAGCATGACTCATAGTTAAAGCGCTAGCAGCTGCCTAACCGCAAAACCACATCCTATGGAAAGCTTGCTAATGACGTATAAGTTGTTCCATTGTAAGAGTATATAACCAGTGCTTTGTGAAACTTCGAGGAGTCTCTTTGTTGAGGACTTTTGAGTTCTCCCTTGAGGCTCCCACAGATACAATAAATATTTGAGATTGAACCCTGTCGAGTATCTGTGTAATCTTTTTTACCTGTGAGGTCTCGGAATCCGGGCCGAGAACTTCGCAGTTGGCGCCCGAACAGGGACTTGATTGAGAGTGATTGAGGAAGTGAAGCTAGAGCAATAGAAAGCTGTTAAGCAGAACTCCTGCTGACCTAAATAGGGAAGCAGTAGCAGACGCTGCTAACAGTGAGTATCTCTAGTGAAGCGGACTCGAGCTCATAATCAAGTCATTGTTTAAAGGCCCAGATAAATTACATCTGGTGACTCTTCGCGGACCTTCAAGCCAGGAGATTCGCCGAGGGACAGTCAACAAGGTAGGAGAGATTCTACAGCAACATGGGGAATGGACAGGGGCGAGATTGGAAAATGGCCATTAAGAGATGTAGTAATGTTGCTGTAGGAGTAGGGGGGAAGAGTAAAAAATTTGGAGAAGGGAATTTCAGATGGGCCATTAGAATGGCTAATGTATCTACAGGACGAGAACCTGGTGATATACCAGAGACTTTAGATCAACTAAGGTTGGTTATTTGCGATTTACAAGAAAGAAGAGAAAAATTTGGATCTAGCAAAGAAATTGATATGGCAATTGTGACATTAAAAGTCTTTGCGGTAGCAGGACTTTTAAATATGACGGTGTCTACTGCTGCTGCAGCTGAAAATATGTATTCTCAAATGGGATTAGACACTAGGCCATCTATGAAAGAAGCAGGTGGAAAAGAGGAAGGCCCTCCACAGGCATATCCTATTCAAACAGTAAATGGAGTACCACAATATGTAGCACTTGACCCAAAAATGGTGTCCATTTTTATGGAAAAGGCAAGAGAAGGACTAGGAGGTGAGGAAGTTCAACTATGGTTTACTGCCTTCTCTGCAAATTTAACACCTACTGACATGGCCACATTAATAATGGCCGCACCAGGGTGCGCTGCAGATAAAGAAATATTGGATGAAAGCTTAAAGCAACTGACAGCAGAATATGATCGCACACATCCCCCTGATGCTCCCAGACCATTACCCTATTTTACTGCAGCAGAAATTATGGGTATAGGATTAACTCAAGAACAACAAGCAGAAGCAAGATTTGCACCAGCTAGGATGCAGTGTAGAGCATGGTATCTCGAGGCATTAGGAAAATTGGCTGCCATAAAAGCTAAGTCTCCTCGAGCTGTGCAGTTAAGACAAGGAGCTAAGGAAGATTATTCATCCTTTATAGACAGATTGTTTGCCCAAATAGATCAAGAACAAAATACAGCTGAAGTTAAGTTATATTTAAAACAGTCATTGAGCATAGCTAATGCTAATGCAGACTGTAAAAAGGCAATGAGCCACCTTAAGCCAGAAAGTACCCTAGAAGAAAAGTTGAGAGCTTGTCAAGAAATAGGCTCACCAGGATATAAAATGCAACTCTTGGCAGAAGCTCTTACAAAAGTTCAAGTAGTGCAATCAAAAGGATCAGGACCAGTGTGTTTTAATTGTAAAAAACCAGGACATCTAGCAAGACAATGTAGAGAAGTGAAAAAATGTAATAAATGTGGAAAACCTGGTCATGTAGCTGCCAAATGTTGGCAAGGAAATAGAAAGAATTCGGGAAACTGGAAGGCGGGGCGAGCTGCAGCCCCAGTGAATCAAATGCAGCAAGCAGTAATGCCATCTGCACCTCCAATGGAGGAGAAACTATTGGATTTATAAATTATAATAAAGTAGGTACTACTACAACATTAGAAAAGAGGCCAGAAATACTCATATTTGTAAATGGATATCCTATAAAATTTTTATTAGACACAGGAGCAGATATAACAATTTTAAATAGGAGAGATTTTCAAGTAAAAAATTCTATAGAAAATGGAAGGCAAAATATGATTGGAGTAGGAGGAGGAAAGAGAGGAACAAATTATATTAATGTACATTTAGAGATTAGAGATGAAAATTATAAGACACAATGTATATTTGGTAATGTTTGTGTCTTAGAAGATAACTCATTAATACAACCATTATTAGGGAGAGATAATATGATTAAATTCAATATTAGGTTAGTAATGGCTCAAATTTCTGATAAGATTCCAGTAGTAAAAGTAAAAATGAAGGATCCTAATAAAGGACCTCAAATAAAACAATGGCCATTAACAAATGAAAAAATTGAAGCCTTAACAGAAATAGTAGAAAGACTAGAAAGAGAAGGGAAAGTAAAAAGAGCAGATCCAAATAATCCATGGAATACACCAGTATTTGCTATAAAAAAGAAAAGTGGAAAATGGAGAATGCTCATAGATTTTAGAGAATTAAACAAACTAACTGAGAAAGGAGCAGAGGTCCAGTTGGGACTACCTCATCCTGCTGGTTTACAAATAAAAAAACAAGTAACAGTATTAGATATAGGGGATGCATATTTCACCATTCCTCTTGATCCAGATTATGCTCCTTATACAGCATTTACTTTACCTAGAAAAAATAATGCGGGACCAGGAAGGAGATTTGTGTGGTGTAGTCTACCACAAGGCTGGATTTTAAGTCCATTGATATATCAAAGTACATTAGATAATATAATACAACCTTTTATTAGACAAAATCCTCAATTAGATATTTACCAATATATGGATGACATTTATATAGGATCAAATTTAAGTAAAAAGGAGCATAAAGAAAAGGTAGAAGAATTAAGAAAATTACTATTATGGTGGGGATTTGAAACTCCAGAAGATAAATTACAGGAAGAACCCCCATATACATGGATGGGTTATGAATTACATCCATTAACATGGACAATACAACAGAAACAGTTAGACATTCCAGAACAGCCCACTCTAAATGAGTTGCAAAAATTAGCAGGAAAAATTAATTGGGCTAGCCAAGCTATTCCAGACTTGAGTATAAAAGCATTAACTAACATGATGAGAGGAAATCAAAACCTAAATTCAACAAGACAATGGACTAAAGAAGCTCGACTGGAAGTACAAAAGGCAAAAAAGGCTATAGAAGAACAAGTACAACTAGGATACTATGACCCCAGTAAGGAGTTATATGCTAAATTAAGTTTGGTGGGACCACATCAAATAAGTTATCAAGTATATCAGAAGGATCCAGAAAAGATACTATGGTATGGAAAAATGAGTAGACAAAAGAAAAAGGCAGAAAATACATGTGATATAGCCTTAAGAGCATGCTATAAGATAAGAGAAGAGTCTATTATAAGAATAGGAAAAGAACCAAGATATGAAATACCTACTTCTAGAGAAGCCTGGGAATCAAATTTAATTAATTCACCATATCTTAAGGCCCCACCTCCTGAGGTAGAATATATCCATGCTGCTTTGAATATAAAGAGAGCGTTAAGTATGATAAAAGATGCTCCAATACCAGGAGCAGAAACATGGTATATAGATGGAGGTAGAAAGCTAGGAAAAGCAGCAAAAGCAGCCTATTGGACAGATACAGGAAAGTGGCAAGTGATGGAATTAGAAGGCAGTAATCAGAAGGCAGAAATACAAGCATTATTATTGGCATTAAAAGCAGGATCAGAGGAGATGAATATTATAACAGATTCACAATATGTTATAAATATTATTCTTCAACAACCAGATATGATGGAGGGAATCTGGCAAGAAGTTTTAGAAGAATTGGAGAAGAAAACAGCAATATTTATAGATTGGGTCCCAGGACATAAAGGTATTCCAGGAAATGAGGAAGTAGATAAGCTTTGTCAAACAATGATGATAATAGAAGGGGATGGGATATTAGATAAAAGGTCAGAAGATGCAGGATATGATTTATTAGCTGCAAAAGAAATACATTTATTGCCAGGAGAGGTAAAAGTAATACCAACAGGGGTAAAGCTAATGTTGCCTAAAGGATATTGGGGATTAATAATAGGAAAAAGCTCGATAGGGAGTAAAGGATTGGATGTATTAGGAGGGGTAATAGACGAAGGATATCGAGGTGAAATTGGAGTAATAATGATTAATGTATCAAGAAAATCAATCACCTTAATGGAACGACAAAAGATAGCACAATTAATAATATTGCCTTGTAAACATGAAGTATTAGAACAAGGAAAAGTAGTAATGGATTCAGAGAGAGGAGACAATGGTTATGGGTCAACAGGAGTATTCTCCTCTTGGGTTGACAGAATTGAGGAAGCAGAAATAAATCATGAAAAATTTCACTCAGATCCACAGTACTTAAGGACTGAATTTAATTTACCTAAAATGGTAGCAGAAGAGATAAGACGAAAATGCCCAGTATGCAGAATCAGAGGAGAACAAGTGGGAGGACAATTGAAAATAGGGCCTGGTATCTGGCAAATGGATTGCACACACTTTGATGGCAAAATAATTCTTGTGGGTATACATGTGGAATCAGGATATATATGGGCACAAATAATTTCTCAAGAAACTGCTGACTGTACAGTTAAAGCTGTCTTACAATTGTTGAGTGCTCATAATGTTACTGAATTACAAACAGATAATGGACCAAATTTTAAAAATCAAAAGATGGAAGGAGTACTCAATTACATGGGTGTGAAACATAAGTTTGGTATCCCAGGGAACCCACAGTCACAAGCATTAGTTGAAAATGTAAATCATACATTAAAAGTTTGGATTCGGAAATTTTTGCCTGAAACAACCTCCTTGGATAATGCCTTATCTCTCGCTGTACATAGTCTCAATTTTAAAAGAAGAGGTAGGATAGGAGGGATGGCCCCTTATGAATTATTAGCACAACAAGAATCCTTAAGAATACAAGATTATTTTTCTGCAATACCACAAAAATTGCAAGCACAGTGGATTTATTATAAAGATCAAAAAGATAAGAAATGGAAAGGACCAATGAGAGTAGAATACTGGGGACAGGGATCAGTATTATTAAAGGATGAAGAGAAGGGATATTTTCTTATACCTAGGAGACACATAAGGAGAGTTCCAGAACCCTGCGCTCTTCCTGAAGGGGATGAGTGAAGAAGATTGGCAGGTAAGTAGAAGACTCTTTGCAGTGCTCCAAGGAGGAGTAAATAGCGCTATGCTATACATATCTAGGCTACCTCCGGATGAAAGAGAAAAGTATAAAAAAGACTTCAAGAAAAGACTTTTTGACACAGAAACAGGATTTATAAAGAGACTACGGAAAGCTGAAGGAATAAAATGGAGCTTTCATACTAGAGATTATTACATAGGATATGTCAGAGAAATGGTGGCAGGATCCACTACATCATTAAGTCTAAGGATGTATATATATATAAGTAACCCACTATGGCATTCTCAGTATCGTCCAGGTTTGAAAAATTTCAATAAGGAATGGCCTTTTGTAAATATGTGGATAAAAACAGGATTTATGTGGGATGATATTGAAAAACAAAATATTTGTATAGGAGGAGAAGTTTCACCAGGATGGGGACCAGGGATGGTAGGTATAGCAATAAAAGCTTTTAGTTGTGGCGAAAGAAAGATTGAGGCTACTCCTGTAATGATTATAAGAGGAGAAATAGATCCAAAAAAATGGTGCGGAGATTGTTGGAATTTAATGTGTCTTAGAAACTCACCTCCAAAGACTTTACAAAGACTCGCTATGTTGGCGTGTGGCGTGCCGGCTAAGAAGTGGCGAGGATGCTGTAATCAACGCTTTGTTTCTCCTTACAGAACGCCTGCTGATTTAGAGGTCATTCAATCCAAGCCCAGCTGGAACCTGTTATGGTCGGGAGAATTATGAATGGAAGACATAATAGTATTATTCAATAGGGTCACTGAGAAACTAGAAAAAGAATTAGCTATCAGAATATTTGTATTAGCACATCAATTAGAAAGGGACAAAGCTATTAGATTACTACAAGGATTATTTTGGAGATATAGATTTAAGAAACCCCGAGTAGATTATTGTTTATGTTGGTGGTGTTGCAAATTCTATTATTGGCAGTTGCAATCTACATTATCAATAACTACTGCTTAGAAATATTTAGATTAATATTTCATTTGCAACAATAAGAATGGCAGAAGGATTTGCAGCCAATAGACAATGGATAGGACTAGAAGAAGCTGAAGAGTTATTAGATTTTGATATAGCAACACAAATGAGTGAAGAAGGACCACTAAATCCAGGAGTAAACCCATTTAGGGTACCTGGAATAACAGAAAAAGAAAAGCAAAACTACTGTAACATATTACAACCTAAGTTACAAGATCTAAGGAACGAAATTCAAGAGGTAAAACTGGAAGAAGGAAATGCAGGTAAGTTTAGAAGAGCAAGATTTTTAAGGTATTCTGATGAAAGTGTATTGTCCCTGGTTCATGCGTTCATAGGATATTGTATATATTTAGGTAATCGAAATAAGTTAGGATCTTTAAGACATGACATTGATATAGAAGCACCCCAAGAAGAGTGTTATAATAATAGAGAGAAGGGTACAACTGACAATATAAAATATGGTAGACGATGTTGCCTAGGAACGGTGACTTTGTACCTGATTTTATTTATAGGAATAATAATATATTCACAGACAACCAACGCTCAGGTAGTATGGAGACTTCCACCATTAGTAGTCCCAGTAGAAGAATCAGAAATAATTTTTTGGGATTGTTGGGCACCAGAAGAACCCGCCTGTCAGGACTTTCTTGGGGCAATGATACATCTAAAAGCTAAGACAAATATAAGTATACGAGAGGGACCTACCTTGGGGAATTGGGCTAGAGAAATATGGGCAACATTATTCAAAAAGGCTACTAGACAATGTAGAAGAGGCAGAATATGGAAAAGATGGAATGAGACTATAACAGGACCATCAGGATGTGCTAATAACACATGTTATAATGTTTCAGTAATAGTACCTGATTATCAGTGTTATTTAGATAGAGTAGATACTTGGTTACAAGGGAAAATAAATATATCATTATGTCTAACAGGAGGAAAAATGTTGTACAATAAAGTTACAAAACAATTAAGCTATTGTACAGACCCATTACAAATCCCACTGATCAATTATACATTTGGACCTAATCAAACATGTATGTGGAATACTTCACAAATTCAGGACCCTGAAATACCAAAATGTGGATGGTGGAATCAAATGGCCTATTATAACAGTTGTAAATGGGAAGAGGCAAAAGTAAAGTTTCATTGTCAAAGAACACAGAGTCAGCCTGGATCATGGTTTAGAGCAATCTCGTCATGGAAACAAAGAAATAGATGGGAGTGGAGACCAGATTTTGAAAGTAAAAAGGTGAAAATATCTCTACAGTGCAATAGCACAAAAAACCTAACCTTTGCAATGAGAAGTTCAGGAGATTATGGAGAAGTAACGGGAGCTTGGATAGAGTTTGGATGTCATAGAAATAAATCAAAACTTCATGCTGAAGCAAGGTTTAGAATTAGATGTAGATGGAATGTAGGGAGTAATACCTCGCTCATTGATACATGTGGAAACACTCAAAAAGTTTCAGGTGCGAATCCTGTAGATTGTACCATGTATTCAAATAAAATGTACAATTGTTCTTTACAAAACGGGTTTACTATGAAGGTAGATGACCTTATTATGCATTTCAATATGAAAAAGGCTGTAGAAATGTATAATATTGCTGGAAATTGGTCTTGTACATCTGACTTGCCATCGTCATGGGGGTATATGAATTGTAATTGTACAAATAGTAGTAGTAGTTATAGTGGTACTAAAATGGCATGTCCTAGCAATCGAGGCATCTTAAGGAATTGGTATAACCCAGTGGCAGGATTACGACAATCCTTAGAACAGTATCAAGTTGTAAAACAACCAGATTACTTAGTGGTCCCAGAGGAAGTCATGGAATATAAACCTAGAAGGAAAAGGGCAGCTATTCATGTTATGTTGGCTCTTGCAGCAGTATTATCTATTGCCGGTGCAGGGACGGGGGCTACTGCTATAGGGATGGTAACACAATACCACCAAGTTCTGGCAACCCATCAAGAAGCTGTAGAAAAGGTGACTGAAGCCTTAAAGATAAACAACTTAAGATTAGTTACATTAGAGCATCAAGTACTAGTAATAGGATTAAAAGTAGAAGCTATGGAAAAATTTTTGTATACAGCTTTCGCTATGCAAGAATTAGGATGTAATCAAAATCAATTTTTCTGCAAAATCCCTCCTGAGTTGTGGACAAGGTATAATATGACTATAAATCAAACAATATGGAATCATGGAAATATAACTTTGGGGGAATGGTATAACCAAACAAAAGATTTACAACAAAAGTTTTATGAAATAATAATGGACATAGAACAAAATAATGTACAAGGGAAGAAAGGGATACAACAATTACAAAAGTGGGAAGATTGGGTAGGATGGATAGGAAATATTCCACAATATTTAAAGGGACTATTGGGAGGTATCTTGGGAATAGGATTAGGAGTGTTATTATTGATTTTATGTTTACCTACATTGGTTGATTGTATAAGAAATTGTATCCACAAGATACTAGGATACACAGTAATTGCAATGCCTGAAGTAGAAGGAGAAGAAATACAACCACAAATGGAATTGAGGAGAAATGGTAGGCAATGTGGCATGTCTGAAAAAGAGGAGGAATGATGAAGTATCTCAGACTTATTTTATAAGGGAGATACTGTGCTGAGTTCTTCCCTTTGAGGAAGGTATGTCATATGAATCCATTTCGAATCAAATCAAACTAATAAAGTATGTATTGTAAGGTAAAAGGAAAAGACAAAGAAGAAGAAGAAAGAAGAAAGCCTTCAAGAGGATGATGACAGAGTTAGAAGATCGCTTCAGGAAGCTATTTGGCACGACTTCTACAACGGGAGACAGCACAGTAGATTCTGAAGATGAACCTCCTAAAAAAGAAAAAAGGGTGGACTGGGATGAGTATTGGAACCCTGAAGAAATAGAAAGAATGCTTATGGACTAGGGACTGTTTACGAACAAATGATAAAAGGAAATAGCTGAGCATGACTCATAGTTAAAGCGCTAGCAGCTGCCTAACCGCAAAACCACATCCTATGGAAAGCTTGCTAATGACGTATAAGTTGTTCCATTGTAAGAGTATATAACCAGTGCTTTGTGAAACTTCGAGGAGTCTCTTTGTTGAGGACTTTTGAGTTCTCCCTTGAGGCTCCCACAGATACAATAAATATTTGAGATTGAACCCTGTCGAGTATCTGTGTAATCTTTTTTACCTGTGAGGTCTCGGAATCCGGGCCGAGAACTTCGCA